GGCACAGGCGGTAATGCATTAGCAAGTTTCATTTCAGGAACACAAGTATTTTATGCTGGTGGCGGTGGTGGTGGGTGTGCTAACGGGCAATTAGGTGGTCAAGGCGGTTCTAAAGTTGGTGGCAACGGACAAGCTGGTGCTGCTGGTTCTTCAGCTGTATCCAACACAGGCGGCGGTGGTGGCGGTGGTGGTTACGTTCAAAGTGGTGATACAGGATACGCTGGAGGTAACGGCGGTTCAGGTGTTGTAATTATTTCCTATCTTGGTGCTCAACGAGGCACAGGTGGTACAATAACATCTGTTGGTGGATATACTATACATACATTCACTTCAAGTGGATCTTATATAGCTTAAAGGTTAATTAATGTCATATATCGGAAATAGTCCCTCGCAATCAGCATTTGTCACCGATTTATTTAACGGTGATAATAGCACGACTGCATTTACCATGTCGGTTTCACCGGCTAATCCAGCTTCTATACTTGTAGCGGTATCTGGTGTTCTACAATCTCCTGACACATACTCTGTTTCAGGCCGCACACTTAACTTCTCAGCGGCACCACCAAGTGCCACAGGAAATATTTCTGTAAGATATTTGGGAATACCTGCATCAGGTGTTACTACAACGGCATACAGAACTCTTACAGAATATACTGCAACGGCTGGTCAAACCACATTTACACCACCAAGTTACACAGTAGGATTTATTAATGTGTTTCGTAATGGCGTCATGTTAGGCACAGCAGATTACACAGCAAGTAATGGTACAAGTGTTGTATTAGCCAATGCGTGTTCTTCTGGTGATTTAGTGGTCGTAGAAAGTTTCTATGTAAGCTCGGTACTCAATGCAATACCGGCTACAGCCAATGCAGTAAATACTTTGTTGATTTCTGATGGTGCAATTACACAAAACAAATTGGCAACAGGAGTATCATCAACTGGTCCTGCTTTTTATGCATATACAACAGGTAGTCAAACTATTTCTAGTGGAGTATTGACCAAAGTATTATTAGATACAGAAAAATATGACACAAATAGTAATTTTGCATCCTCTACTTTTACACCAACTGTTGCTGGTTATTATCAAATAAATGGTTCTATCAGGTTTGATGGTGGGTCAGGGACAAGAGCAGTAATAGGCATTTATAAAAACGGATCTGCGTATTCTTTTTCTTCAGACTTATCTTACTCAATGTCACAGGTAACTATACTTGTTTCAACTTTAGTTTACATGAACGGCACTACCGATTACATTGATTTGTATGGTGCTTATACTAACGGAAGTACCTCAGCTATTGGTGTTGGTAGAGCGTATGATACTTACATGAACGGTTTCTTAGCGAGGGCTGCATAATGACACAAGCAATTCAAGTAGCTCAATACGGTTCATCAGGTGTTTCTCTTGGCTTCAAGAATAGGATTATTAACGGAGCCATGGTAATAGACCAGAGGAATGGTGGTGCAAGTGTTACATTACCAAGTGGCACCACAAGAACACTGGATAGGTGGACTTTATATTCCGCAGAATCATCAAAATATTCTTGCCAACAAAATGCTGGTTCTGTAACTCCTCCGGCAGGATTTGTTAATTACCTAGGAATAACTTCATTAGCTGCTACTACACCAGCCACAGAAGATGTTTATGTTGTTCGGCAATATATCGAGGGATTTAATATTGCTGATTTGGCATGGGGAACCGCAAATGCTAAAACTATTACCTTATCTTTTTGGGTTCGTTCTTCATTAACAGGAACTTTTGGTGGCGCATTAAAAAATGGTGCCGGTGATTACTCATACCCATTTACATACACAATATCTCAAGCAAATACTTGGGAATATAAAACTCTTACCGTACCTGGTTCAACAAGCGGAACTTGGTTAACAACTAATGGCCTTGGATTGTCTTTAGTATTTTCATTAGGATCAGGATCTTTTTATGCCGGTTCAGCCGGATCTTGGTCAAATAATTCTTATTTTACCGCAACAGGATCCACCAATGTTGTTGGCACGAATGGTGCTACATGGTATATTACTGGAGTCCAGGTGGAAGTAGGTTCTTTATCCACAACTTTTGAATATAGGGATTATGGAAATGAATTGAGAATGTGTCAGCGGTATTATGAGAGTGGTTCTGCTAACCCATCATGTTTTGCGGATCAGTTTGGAAATGCTGTTTGGGAAGGATTTTATAAAGTTGATAAACGGGCAGCAGGAACATTTACCTATAATGATGCAAACGGCAATACTGGAAAAATTGCAAGATGGTTTACTGGTTCATATTCTTCTAATGTTACTCCTTCTGGATTATCAGCTGATGGTACAAAAAGATTTTCTGGAAATATTACAGGTTTATCCGCAGGAACATTAGTAAAAGTTGGGTTTAACTGGTTTCAAGACTCGGAGATATAAAAATGTATGAATTAATTAAAAAATTTGACAATACAGAATACATTAAACGACAATCTGATGGAGCATCTATTTCAATCGAATCAACTAATCCTGATTATCAAAACTTTAAAAAGCAAATCAATACTGACGAAGCCACACTACAAGATGCTGATGGTGATACCATGACTGCCGCTGAAGCCAAAGCATATATAGCGACATTACCATAGAGAATAAATATGCCATTAACTAAAATACAAAATGCAATGGTGGGTAATAGTAGTAATATTGCTTTTACTCCTGCTGTTCCTATTATTGAGAACACACAGAATGTTACCAGTGCATATACAATTACAGCCAATAACTCGGCAATGTCGGTAGGTCCGGTTACATTATCGGCCAACGTAACTATTAATTCAGGAAGTAGGTGGGTAATCCTATGAGTTCATTAATCATCAAAGGTGATACATCAGGAGCAATTACATTATCTGCACCGAATGCTGCAGGTGATAGCACATATACTTTACCGGCAGTCAATGGTAGTGTGATGGTGAGTGGTAATATGCCAGCGTTTTTTGCTTATAAAAATGGTGTTCCTCAATCTATAACAAATGCCACTTTTACTAAAATAACATTTAATGCTTTTGATTATAATACTGCTGGATCTATGTTTTCTTCTTCCACATTTACACCTACTATTGCTGGTTATTATCAGATAAGCGCAGGAATATCCAATTTAGCCGGTAACACACCAACAAGAACCATTGTTTCAATTTTTAAAAACGGATCTGGTTATGCTGGTTTTGGAGATTATACAAATTCAAGTTCATATAGAACTTATGGATCAGTTTTAGTTTATTGTAATGGAACAACCGATTACATTGAATTGTATGCATATTTGGCGGGTTCAAGTTTATCTGTTGATTATGGTCAAAGCACAGGTGTTGGTTATAATACCTATATGTCTGGTGTTTTAGTGAGGGCCGCATAATGCCAGTAACGATTAATGCTTCAACTTCTAGTGGCGTAGTAATTACTCCTGATTACTCAGGTAATATTCAGTTACAGTATAATGGTGTGGCTGCACCAGCATTTAGTGCTCAAATGACCACAACAAGTGTTTCAAATACCACTTGGACAAAAGTTCTTTATGGTACTGAAAACTTTGATACTAACAACAATTGCAGCAGACTATTACACATTCTCAGGATGTTTATTGCGTGGCGCTTAATTAAAAGGAAACAAAATGACTTTATATGAAAAAATTAAACAAATTTATCCAGAATTAACTTCTGATGATTTTGAACCGATGCGTGGTACAATTACACTTCAGAATGATTCAGATGGCCGTGGTGATTATATTCGGTCTTGGACTCATGCAACATTGGCTCAGCCAACAGAAGAGCAGTTAGCTGCTATTGAATAATGGCTATTACACTTAACGGTACTAACAACCAAATACTTGGAGTATCAGGACAGGTATTGCAGGTGGTCAGCACTATAAAAACCGATAGGTTTAGTCATACTGGTTCTGGTTATCAAGATGTTACGGGTTTGTCAGCTGTTATTACTCCAACGTCAGCATCAAGTAAAATATTAATTATGGCAAGTATTATGTATGCAACAACTAATACAACATATGGTACACTATGTGGACTAAGACTAAAAAGAAATTCTACACTTGTTGGAATAGGAGGAGATGATTTTAGTTCTGGTGTTGCATCTACTCCTGCACCAGACAACCAAAGTTCTTACGCAACAGTTCCAATTATGTTTTTGGATTCACCAGGTTCAACAAGTGCTTTAACTTATCAAGTTCAAATAGCACAACGTATTGGTGGTTCGGTAACTGTATATGTAAATGGACAAATGAGTGGAGGTAATATAGGGTCATCAACAATTACACTTATGGAAATATCAGCATGAACCATAACGCTATATACGCACTATATCCACAAGTCACTACTATCGATGATACAGCTGGTGCTTTCGATAAAGACGGCAACAAAGTTGAAATTAATTTAGATTTAGTCAATGCTTGGCAAGATCCAAACGAATACAAATACAATCGTAAATCTGAATACCCATCCATTGGTGACCAACTAGATGCTCTGTTTCATGCAGGTGTATTTCCTGAAGAAATGGCAGAGAAGATTCAGGCCGTTAAAAATAAATATCCAAAAAGTTAATTAGAAAAAAATGCCAATCTATCAAAGTTTCGTTGCAGGCTCAGGAATATCAGGTGCTACAGGACCTACGGGGCCAAATGGACCAAATGGACCTACGGGACCTAATGGACCAACAGGACCTACAGGACCAGCTGGTGCAACAGGTGTAACTGGTCCCACAGGACCAACAGGTGCTACTGGTTCTGCACCATGGGTTACAAGTGGTTCAGACATTTATTATAATAATGGAAATGTTGGAATTGGTACTAGTAGTCCTGCTGTTACATTAGATATGCTTGGAACTTATATTCAAGGCGGAAGTAGTAGAACAGACAGTGCAACTAAAGTTTCTAGTTATAGGGTTGTAAATTGTTTCAATGCAACAAATCCATTAAATATTATTGCTGGTTTGTCTACCACCAGTGTCAACCAAGTTTATATTGGTGGAAATGATACAAATTTTGCTGGAACTGCTGCAACCAATATTTTATTTTATACAGGAGCAAGCAGCAATACTGCAAACGGTACAGAGCGTATGCGTATTACCTCTGCTGGTAATGTTGGTATTGGTACTAGTAGTCCTGATAGACCATTAGTAGTTAGTTCTTCTTCTGATGCTATGACAATTCAGCAAACAGGTGGCGGAGTTGGTTTACAGATGTCCCAATCTTCTGTAAATGATGTTTTATTAAGAATGACTAATAACTCTGGTCATTATTGGGACATTCGTAATCAAGGTTCAGGAAGCCAATTTTTAATTGGTGGTTTTTTTGGTGATACTTTAAGACTTGGTACTACTGGCAACCTTCAATTCAACTCAGGTTACGGCTCGGTCGCTACTGCATACGGCTGTCGTGCATGGGTAAACTTTAATGGTTCTGGTACTATTTCAATTCGTGCTAGTGGTAATGTTTCTAGTATTTCAGATGCAGGAGAAATGTATTATGGTATAAGTTTTTCTTCTGCAATGCCTGATGCTAATTATGCATGGTTTGCAAATGGATCAAATGTTAATAACGATGTTGGTACAAATTATACGGGGTATAGCACCACATCTCCTGGCAATAACCAAACTACAGGATATTTGTTTATTAGAGGATTAAATATTTACAATGGTGGAGCAAATCAAAGTGGCGATCCTCCACTAGTTACAGTAGGCATTATTCGTTAAAAAGGATATATTATGGAAAAAAGAATTATTTACTCAACAGTTGAAGGCGGCGTAGTTATTGTTATTCCTGCTCCAGAGTGTTTGTTGGAACATACAATTGAAGAAATTGCTCTTAAAGATGTGCCGGCTGGTAGACCATTTAAGATTGTTGATATTTCTGATATTCCAACAGATAGAACTTTTCGTAATGCGTGGGAAGTTGATGAATCTATTTTAACAGATGGTGTTGGAGCTGAATCAAATGAATTTCCTGAGGTTACAAAATGATTACAATTAATATTAATAAAGCCAAAAACATTACCAAAGACCGTTTAAGAATCGAGAGAGCACCTTTACTACAAGCACAGGATGTAGCTTTTCAGAGAGCTTTAGAATCTAACTCAGACACCTCTGATATTGTGGCAGAGAAACAACGACTTAGGGATATTACTAAGTTGGTTGATGAAGCCACCACATTAGAAGAACTAAAAACAATTACTTGTTAAATAATTAATATCCTCATCACCTAAATACAGGATATCTATAATGTTGAGGACAACATGGCAACAGTTACCAATCGAGACCAATTTACAGACTACTGCCTACGCAAGCTTGGCTTTCCAGTCATAGAGATAAATGTCGATCCAGACCAAGTTCAGGATCGTGTTGATGATGCTCTACAATATTTTCAAGACTATCATTTTGATGGCCTACAAAAGACTTATTACATCCACGAAATTACACAACAAGATATTGATAACAAGTATCTTGATTTAAGTAATGTGACTGATAATGCCAACGCAGCTACACAAATTGTAGGTGTTACTCGTATATTCCCACTTAATGATTCACAAGCAAGTGTTGATATGTTTGACTTGCGGTATCAGTTAAGACTGAATGAGTTATATGACTTCACTTCAGCATCATACATCAACTACACCATGACAATGCAGCATCTTCGTATGCTTGAACAATTGTTTACTGGTGAAGTTCCAATTCGTTATCAACGCCACATGGAAAAATTGTTTATTGATTGGGCATGGGGAGACCAAGAAGCTCCGGTTGGCCAAATAGTTATTGTTGATTGTTATACTATTGTTAATCCAAATGTATACAGCCGAGTATGGAATGACCGTTGGTTAAAACGATATGCGACTGCTTTGATTAAACGCCAATGGGGTGAAAATCTTAAAAAGTTTGGTGGTATACAATTACCAGGTGGTGTTGTTCTAAATGGTGATAAAATCTTTGAAGAGGCTATGCAAGAAATTGATGACCTTGAAAAAGATATGGAGAACAATTACGGTGGCGTTTTAGAATTCTTTATGAATTAATTATGCCAACCAGCCAATATTTCAACAACTACAATTCTCGATTCCAAGAGCAACGGCTCGTGGAAGACCTTATCGTTGAATCCATAAAGATTATGGGTTTTGACGGAATGTATCTTCCGAATGACAATGATGCGGCTCGTGACCTTTTGTATGGTGAAGATCCAGTTAAAAAATTTCAATCGGCATTTCCTGTCGAGTTCTATCTATCTGAAGCACTCAACTATACTGGCGAAAAAGAATTCTTTTCTAAGTTTGGTCTTGAAATTAAAAACCATACTAAAGTTCTTATTACTAAAAGGTCTTTTTCACAACGAGTACCACAAAATACATTTCAGAATCCAAGAGAAGGTGATTTAATTTGGATTCCATTTTTAAATGGTACAGGTGAATTGTATGAGATTACCTTTACTGACCAAGACCGAGATTTCTATATGCTTGGTCGACCAGCACCATACTTCTATGAATTACATTTAGAGAAGTTCAAATTCTCCAGTGAACTTATTGCTACTGGTGTTAGAGATATTGACGATGCGGCCACACAGGCAACATATACTATCGAACTCAATCTTGGTGCTGGCACAGGCAATTACCAGTTTGGTGAAATTGTATATCAATCAACTGCCAATACACAGGCCAATGCAACTGCCGTGGCCATTGTTCAATCATGGGTTCGTGGTGCCAACACCTCTACAGCCAATACATTAACTGTTTCTAATATTGCTGGTGAGTTTATTGAAGGTTCTATTAAGATTACTGGTGCCACAAGTAATGCACAATATGTATTATCTTCATACGATCCATTAAGTGATAATGTAGAAGATGATACTTATGATAATTACATCATTGAGCAAAATGCAAATTCAATTGTCAACTTTGCTGAAACAAATCCTTTTGGTAGTATCTAATGGCTAATATATTTTACAATCGTGCATTAAGAAAATATGTGATAGGTTTTGGTAACTTATTCAATGATATTACTTTGGTGCGATATAATCCAGATTACTCTGAAGCACAGCGTATGATTGTGCCAATTGTGTATGCACCAAAAGAAGATTATGTAACTCGTATAGAAACTGACCCACACTTAGATAAGAAAACGCAGATTACATTACCAAGAATGTCTTTTGAATTACTTGGTTTTAATTATGATTCTTCTCGTAAACAAAATACCAATGTTAAGAATTTTGCACAGACGGCCACAGGATTAGTTTCACAATACAATCCGGTGCCATATAACTTTGATTTCAATTTATATCTATATGTAAGAAACATTGAAGATGGTACACAAATCATTGAACACATTCTTTCTTACTTTACACCAGACTATACAATGAAACTCAATATGATACCTGAGATGGGTATTGTTAAAGAGGTACCTGTGATTCTTAATTCAACATCACAAGATATTGACTATGAAGGTAATTTTGAGCGTGATACTCGTGTTATCATTTGGACACTAACCTTTACTGTTAAAGGTTACATTTATGGTAAAATATCTGATGCAGGTGGACCAATTACACATTCAATTACATCCATCTATAATCAAATCACCGAAGATGATGTAATACAATTCACAATGAATCCTAATTCAGGTGTAGGAACATATCAGATTGGTGAAACAGTATATCAAGGTTTCTCTGCACCATTGGCAATTGCATCAGGTAAAGTAGTTTCATTTAATAATAACTTGTTACAATTAAAAAATATTAACGGCAATTTTGTTTCTAATTTGCCTATTCAAGCAACCAGTTCAAGTACCAATTATATATTTACATCATTCTCTCCTGTTCCACAAAAACTGGTTCAGATAGATACCACACCAATGCCAACAGATGCAAATGTAAATACACCTTACATTATAACAACAGAAATATCAGAGGCACCATTTATTGAAGAAGGATTATTATTGCCAGAGAATTTTGCTGGTGATGCATTAGAACAATTAGGCAGAGATGACCTACATATAGAACAAGAGAACCCAACAGATTTACAGTAAAGGTAATTAAAATGTCCCGCACATTACAATTTAGACGATACAACTCTGCAACCATAGCCAATACAACAGGTGCTAATGGTGAATTAATTATCAACTCAACAAATCAAACAATAACGGTGCATGATGGTGTAACACCTGGTGGGTATGCAACATTAAATTCTGTAACAGATAATAACATTGACCAATTTGCTCGCAATACGGCTAATACTGCTACAAGTGATATTACAATTATTCAAGGTGTTAACACGACACAAAATTCAAGTATTAGTATTCTTCAAGGTGTTAATACAACACAAAACACCAATATTACATCAGCAACTAGTTTAGCACAAGCTGCTTATAACAATTCAAATACAAAATTTAGTTCTTCTGGTGGAACAGTTACAGGTAATGTTACAATCTCTAATAATCTTAGTGTTACAAACAATACATTTATATCAAATACCGTTGAGGCAAACAACGCTATTTTTGATGGCACACTACTAACAGGCCTTGCCGCTAGAAGTTCTGTTACATTGCCACATTTGGTGGCACAGTTTGCAAGTAACTCTGCAACATACATTCAAACAAATTCACAAAATATTAATCCAGCGGGTTCTGCCGACTATGTTGTTACTGCTGATAACGGTACCGATACTGATTTTTATCTTGATTTAGGTTTACACAACTCACAATCTTACGATAAAATTTTGGCACCATATGATGGATATTTGTATGTGCAAGGCAGTACCATTGGCCAAGCAGGCGGCAACTTAATTATTGGTACGACATCCAGTTATGCTGGTTTAGAAACCAAGTTTGTTGCTGGTGGTTACGAAGCAAACAATGTTGTAATGAAACTTGGTACTTATGGTGCCAATGTTGTTGGTGATTTAATTGTTACTGGTGAAATCTACCTGAACAACGGTATTGAAAATGCTTTAACCTTTGACCAATTTGGTATCAGAGCCAATACTCAAATGACCTTGGGTGCTGAAAATTTTGCAACGGGCAACAACTCAACCATATTGTTTGATAAGAATGGTAGCGGTATCGTATTCAGATTAGAAAATACTACTCCTGTATCTAAGAATTGGGGATTCTATCAAAACAATTTATTGTTTCCAAACAGCACAACACAAACCGGTGCAGCGATTTCAATTGTTGAACTGAAAGCATTAGTAGCCAACTGTGCAACATATGCTGCCTTTCAGTCTGCAATAGCAGCACTATAAACAAACACTATATAATTATATGAATGACTTGAATAAAACTTTAGCAGATGTGTTTGACATTGCACCAATACCAGAAGATAAAAAAGAAAAACTTCCTACGGTATCGGTCAAGTATAATGAACCTGATTTAAAACAGGACCTCACAGACGCCTATCAACAATCAAAAGAAAATCTACAAGGTATTATTGACCAAGGCCAAGAAGCCATGGAAGAAATACTCAATATTGCCAAAGCAGGCCAACATCCACGAGCATTTGAAGTCTATGGTACTCTACTGAAAAACATGGTAGATGCCAATAAAGAACTTTTAAATATACAGAAACAGATGCGTGATATGGATGAAGAAAAGAAAAAGAATGCTGGTACCAATATTGATAAAGCTATCTTTGTAGGTTCTACTGCTGAACTTAATAAACTTCTCAAAGGAAAAGAATGAAACTTTGGGTGAATGTTTGTTTTTATTATGTAGAAGAACGGTTAGAGCAGTTTAAAGAAGTAATAAAAACATTATCTGATATACCAAATATCAAACTTATTATTAACAGCAATGTTAATTTTGATTCTAATTTGCCCATTCATGTGGCAGAACTAAATGACCCATATCATCATACATGGGAACACAAGAAGTATATGTCAGAATTCTTAGAATCAGACTATACACACTTTGCCTATCTTGAAGGTAATATTCGTGTTGAAAGAAAAACATTTGATTATTGGATAAAAACACGAGAACTCTTTCAACGCAATAATCTCAATTTTATACCTGCCACTCATCGTGTTCAAGTGAATGAAGGTCAAGTGTATTCTTTAGATTGCACACACTATCAACAACATCGGCCAACAATTACAGTAGAAGAACAGAAATTTATTTCTTTATCTGAACCATATCAAGGTATGTTTATTATGGATAAAGAACTGGTCAAAGAACATATTGAATCAGATTATTATAAGTTTGGCCAAAAAGGATCATGGGGTATTCGTGAGTCAGCCAATTTAGGCAATATGTTTGTCAATATACCTGTAGGATTTGGCCATAGGTATATGTTACCACTAAATAATTTCTCCGACACATGGGTTACACACTTTGGTACCAACTATCACGGTGATAAAAATTCACCTCACGCCAAGATAAAAATAGAAGATTTATTTCGATGAACCAAAAAGATTCTTACCGTGATAACCCCCTACTCAAAAAGGTAGGTGTTGACCACCAATATACCAAAGAACAGATTGAAGAATATGTAAAGTGTTCTAAGGATCCTGTTTACTTCTGCAAGAACTACATTAAGATTGTGAACGTGGATGAAGGCCTTATCAATTTTAATATGTGGCCTTTTCAAGAAGAAATGTTAAATCTTTTTAAAGATAATCGTTTCGTCATCACCAAATGTCCTCGTCAGGTTGGTAAAACTACCACAACAGTTGGTTACCTTCTTTGGGCAACTATCTTCACCGATTCTCAGAATGTGGCAGTTCTGGCAAACAAAGGTTCTTTGGCTCGTGATATTCTAGCCAAGTATCAACTGGCATATGAGAATTTACCACAATGGCTCCAACAAGGTGTGGTGACATGGAACAAGGGTAATGTAGAACTAGAGAACGGGTCTAAGGTTATTGCGGCCTCCACCAGTTCTTCAGCAATCCGAGGCGGTTCGTTTAACATTGTATTCTTAGACGAATTCGCTTTCGTCCCAAACAATATTGCCAATGAGTTCTTTAACTCAGTCTATCCTGTAATCTCATCTGGTAAGTCCTCAAAGATTATCATTGTTTCCACACCAAATGGTATGAATCTATTCTATAAACTATGGATGGATTCTTTAGAGAAACGAAACAATTACAAAAATTTTGAGATTCATTGGTCTCATGTACCAGGTCGTGATGATGCGTGGAAAGAAGAAACTATTCGAAACACCTCAGAACGGCAGTTTGCACAAGAGTTTGAAACTGAATTCTTAGGTTCGTCTAATACTCTTATCTCTGGTTATAAACTACAACAATTGAGGTACATGAACCCAATTGTAGAACACGATAAGATGAAAATCTATGAACATCCTATCAAAGAAGGTGTCAATGGTTCTCTAACCGACCACATTTATTGTATTTCGGTTGATGTATCGGAAGGTAAAAACTTAGACTCCTCGGCTTTCTCTGTGATAGATATATCAACCACACCATATAAACAGGTTGCCACCTATTCAAGTTCATCCATTTCACCCATATTGTTTCCAACGGTGATTGTTAATGCAGCTCGTTTATACAATGATGCTTACGTTTTGGTAGAAATAAACAATAATCCACAGGTGGCAGACTTCATACATTCAGATTTAGAGTATGAGAACCTATTGAAAATCTTTACTGGTAATAAGAAACCACAACAACTGTCTGCTGGATTTGCTCGTGGTGTGCAGATGGGTCTAAAGATGTCACCTCAGGTGAAGGCTGTAGGTTGTTCTAACCTTAAAACATTAATAGAAGGTGATAAGTTACTAATCAATGACTTTGATACCTATTCAGAGTTAACCACATTTGAGCAATATAAGACATCATTTGCGGCCGCAGAAGGTGCCAATGATGATATGGCAATGACTTTAGTGATTTTTGCATGGGCAACCACACAGAAATACTTTAGAGAAATAGTAAATCATGATTTAAGAAAGCAGATTCAGTTGGAAAACATGAATCAATTGGATGAAGAAGTTCTACCTGCACCTATTATAGAAGATGGTCTAAAGACCGATTTCATGGTGGAAGGTGGTGATGTATGGGAAGTGGCAGACGGTGGCAATACTTATGCGGCCTACACTAGAGATTTCTTTAGGAGTATGTAAATCCGATGTTTGATAAATATCAGTATGGTATTTTAACTGCCAAGAACACATAATAATTCAAGGAGAATAAAATGGCGTTTCAAATCTCTCCAGGCGTAAATGTTTCCGAAGTTGACTTAACAACAGTCGTTCCTTCGGTTCTAACTACGGCCGGTGCTTATGCTGGAAACTTTTCGTGGGGTCCAGCACGACAAGTAATTCTGGTTGACAACGAAATCACACTAACCAATTACTTTGGTAAACCAGATTCAAACTCAGCAATTTCGTTTTTTACATCTGCTTCTTTCTTAGCCTATGGTAACAACCTAAGTGTTGTTCGTGCTGTCGATGCTAACTCAAATAATGCAGCTGCAAACACAGCATTTCAAATTCCTAATTCAGACGAATTTGAATATCTTTATTTAAACACAGACAACAATAATTTCTTTGGTGCATTTATGGCCAAATATCCAGGCGTTCTTGGTAACTCGTTATCGGTAGCTGTTTGTGCCAATACAAGTTTGTTTAGTAGCTGGTCTTATAGTTCTTACTTTACTTCTGCTCCTGGTACTTCAGATTATGCATCTGCTGTTGGTGGTTCAAATGATGAAATGCACGTTGTTGTAATTGATGCAGGTGGATTATTTACTGGCCAACAAGGTACAGTATTGGAAGTTTATCCATTCTTATCTAAAGCTTCTGATGCAAGTATTAATGGAGTATCAAACTTTTATAAACAAGTTATTTTTGATAACTCACAATACATCTATGCTACCGATCCAGTAAACTATGCAACAACAAGTTCTACTTGGGATAATCCAGCAGCTAATACAAACTTCACGACACTAACAACCAATCCAACAATCACATTAGCAGGTGGTTCAGAATTCACACCAACAAATGGTGATATTCAAACTGCTTATGATTTATTTGCAAATAAAGAAACAATTGATATTTCATTGGGCTCGCTCTAGTTCATATGTTGTAGCTGATTCTGGTTACAAATATATGTATGACAAGTATAACAATGTCTATCGTTACATTCCATTAAACGGTGATGTGGCCGGTCTGTGTGTTAATACTGATACAGTTCGTGATCCATGGTTCTCACCTGCTGGTTTCAACCGTGGTCAAATCAAAAATGCTATTAAGTTGGCATGGAATCCAAATAAGACACAACGAGATGTATTGTATGCCGCAGGTGTAAATCCTGTTGTATCTTTCCCTGGTCAAGGTATTGTTCTGTTTGGTGATAAGACACTACAAAACAAGCCATCTGCATTTGACCGTATCAATGTTCGTAGATTGTTTATTGTTCTTGAAAAGGCAATTTCTCAGGCGGCTCAGTTCTCATTGTTTGAATTCAATGACGAATTTACTCGTGCTCAGTTCGTAGCATTGGTAACTCCGTTCCTACGAGATGTTCAAGGTCGCCGTGGTATCTATGACTTCCGTGTTGTTTGTGATACTACAAATAATACGCCACAAGTTATCGATTCTAACCAGTTTGTTGGTGACATTTACATCAAGCCTGCTCGTTCTATCAACTTCATCCAATTGAACTTTGTTGCAGTTGGAACTGGTGTTGACTTCACAACAATCGTTGGTGCAGCTTAATAAATAACCACGATATAGGAGAAAACAAATGGCATTCAATGTAGCAGAATTTAGAGCAAATATGATTGGTGACGGTGCCCGTCCAAATCTATTTCAGGTCTCTTTAACATTCCCAACAGTTGCAACCAACGGCTCAGCCGCTGCACAGAAAACAACATTCATGGCAAAATCAGCACAGTCACCAGGTTCTACCGTAGGTACTGTGCCTGTGTTTTATTTTGGCCGTGAACTGAAGTTTGCTGGTAATCGTACCTTCACAGACTGGACATTACAGATTATCAATGATGAGGACTTTGTAGTTCGTAACTCTCTTGAATCATGGATGAATGCAATCAACAGTCATACTACCAATGTTCGTAACGGTTCAGCTGTTAACCCATCAGGTTATACAGTTGATGCAGTAGTTACACAATATGGTAAATCTGGTAACGAATTGAAATCTTATAAGTTTGTAGGTGTGTTCCCACTTGATGTAGCACCAATTGATTTAGATTGGGGTTCAAATGATGTGATTGAAGAATATTCAGCCACATTTGCCTTCCAATATTGGGAATCAAATACAACTACCTAATATGTTTTTGTTTGAGGGACTTCGGTCCCTCATTTATGTTTAATTGAATTGGAAATTATAAAATATGGCAGCTACTAATAAATTCTCTCTCTTTGGTTTTGAGATTTCTCGCAGAAAAAGCGAGGAAGAGCAACTCGCACAACCATCTATTACGCCACCAAATAATGAAGATGGCGCATTAACCATTTCCTCGGCCGCATACTATGGCACATATGTTGACTTAGACGGCACAGCAAAAAATGAAGTAGAACTTATCTCTCGTTATCGTGAGATGGCCATGCAACCAGAGATTGAATCAGCTATTGATGATATTATGAATGAAGCCATCGTGCAAGATGATGATGGTAAAATTATTGAGATTGTGTTGGACGATTTAGACCAACCAGAGAAAATTAAAAAAGCAATCAAAGATGAGTTTCATACCATTCTTCGTTTGTTTAACTATAAACATATGGCACAAGATATTTTCCGCCGTTATTATATTGACGGCAGATTATATTATAATGTGATTATAGATAAACAAGATCCAATTGCTGGTATTAAAGAACTTCGTTATATTGATCCACGCAAACTTCGTAAAGTTCGTGAGATTAAAAAGAAGAAAGATGAAAGAACAGGTGCAGAGATTGTAGATGTATTCAATGAATATTATATCTACAACGATAAAGTGGTAACTGGTTCTTCTTCTAATTATGGACCAGTTGGTGTTCGTATTACAACCGATTCGATTCTCTCTGTTGTATCTGGTTTGATGGATTCTCGCCGTGCTGTAGTGTTATCGTATCTACACAAGGCAATTAAACCACTCAATCAATTACGAATGATTGAAGATGCCACAGTTATCTATCGTATCTCACGAGCACCTGAACGCCGTATTTTTTACATTGACGTAGGTAATTTACCTAAATTAAAAGCCGAACAATATCTTCGTGATATTATGGTCAAGTATAAAAACAAGTTGGTCTATGATGCACAGACTGGTGAAGTCCGTGATGACCGTAAATTCTTGTCAATGATGGAAGATTTTTGGTTACCACGCCGTGAAGGTGGTAAAGGCACAGAGATTACTACATTACCTGGTGGTCAAAACTTAGGTGAGTTAGAAGATGTTAAATACTTTCAAAAGAAATTATATAACTCATTAAGTGTACCTATCTCACGTTTAGAACCTAATCAAGGTTTCTCTATTGGTCGTGTTGCAGAAGTTACACGAGATGAATTAAAGTTTGCAAAGTTTGTTGACCGTTTGCGTAACAAGTTTTCTGATATCTTTAATCAGGCACTCCGTGTGCAATGTGTATTAAAAGGTATATGTACCGCTGATGAGTGGGACCAGTTTAAAGAACACATCTATTATGACTTCATTAAAGACAATAACTTTAGTGAACTTAAAGATGCTGAGTTGATGAGAGAAAGATTATCTCTTTTGTCAGCCGTAGACCCATATACTGGTCGTTACTTCTCACAAGCATGGATTCAACGTAATGTATTGCGTTTGACAGATGACCAGATTAAAGAAATGCAAAGTGAGATTGATGAAGAAAAAGAAATGGGTCTTGGATTGCCGGTTGGTGTTACAAATGATGTGGCACAAGCACAGATGGTAGGTGATGTTCAGGCAGACCAACAAGCCGCTTTGGCAACACATCAATCTGAATTACAGCAAGCTCAAGATATGGGTGCGCAACAAGAACAGAAGTCAGTAGGAACATTTGTTAAATTGAAACAGATATTATAAATATTTAAATTGGAGATAAAATGGCAGATACAAGACAAATTATAGACTACGCAGCACAAGATAATGCTAAAGAAATGCGTGATGCATTATATGCTGATATTCATGACCGTGTAATGGGTCATATCGATATGAAGAAGCAAGAGATTGCGATGAATCTAATTAAACAACCAGAAGAAGTAGAACAGGAAACACCAGTTGAAAACACTTAAAGAACTCCGCTCTTTGAACGAAAAGGAAGACCATGGTGCACCTATGGATCCTCCTGCTGTTTTGATTATGAAACGTAAATCAATTCGTCAATTTCCAAATAATCAGAGAGTGGCACTTTACTATGTGGATAAGATTAATAAATATGTAACCGTTCCATATACGGCCATGCAATGGTCCTCAACGGGTAGCATGGACGAAGAAACAGAAAATTAACTAGGACAAAAAAATGGCAACATCAAATAGCACACAAATTTTAGTTGACACAACAAAACGCACTGTGATTAAACGGGTCGGTATTTTTGATACCGCTGGCGGAAATGAAGCTCTAACAGTTGTTATTGATCCACGAGCTTTGTCTGGTGCTTTGAATGCCAACAATTTACCATATCAGGCAGGCAACACAACTGCTCCTGGTTTTGCTAATTCAGCATTTACAATTTCTCGTGTTCTCTATAATGTTGATGCAGAAGTTGGCCATCTACAATTAAAATGGCAAGGTACTACAAGTGATGCCACAATTTATGCTTTAGGTGTTGGTGCTGGTGATACAAATCCACAATATCAATTACCTGCAATACCAAACAATGCTGTGGGTCCTACAGGTAACGTAACAATTACGACCGTTGGTACAACCGCTAATGCATCTTATACATTAATTATTGAGTTGCATAAAGACAATCGATTCTATAGTTCTGGTCAGTTTACTGATCCTGCTGCATTTAACTATCCTCCTTATGGTGTAACACCGTAATGAAAGATTTTGTTTCTAAACTATTACAGGATAAAATAGTTGAAGCAAAAGAGGTTTTGAATCAACGCATACAAGACTTGGTTAATGAAAGATTAAACCAAGTTAAGTTGTGTATTGCAGCTGAGATGTTTCCTGATGTTGAGTTTGAAGAAGAACTAGCAGAAGGCAACATACAAAGAATGGGTAGAACACAACTTATTCGTGTAAGATTCCGTAAAGGAAAGATACAACGGAGAGTTAAGAAGTCGGCAGTACCAGGTTTTACAATTCGTGGTGGTAAGTTAACAAGAATGTCACCACAAGAACGTAGGCGCCGTAAGATGGCAGCCAGACGTTCCAAGTTTAAACGAAGAGGTAAGATGAGGCAGGCGCTCAGAAAACGGCAAATGTCTTTAAGAAAACGAAAGGCAATGGGACTATAATGAAGTTAATTACAGAAGTCACCGAAACACTACAATATCTTGCTGAAGATAAAGACGGCAAGAGAAATCTTTACATTGAAGGTCCATTTCTCCAAGCAGAAGTGGTAAACCGTAATGGCCGTAAATATCTCAAAGAGACCATGGCCAAAGAAGTGCAAAGATATACAGAACAATATATTAATAAAAATCGTGCCTTTGGTGAGCTGGGTCATCCAGACACCCCATCTATCAATCTTGACAGAGTTTCACACATGGTTGTGGGTCTCCGCCAAGAAGGTAATGATTGGATAGGCAAAGCAAAAATTCTTGACACCCCTATGGGAAACATTGTTAAGAGTCTTATCGAAGGTGGTGCACAGATTGGTGTGTCCTCCCGTGGTATGGGTTCTCTTAAAAATGTTAATGGTGTAAACATTGTTCAAGATGATTTTCATCTAGCCACAGCGGCGGATATTGTAGCAGACCCCTCTGCTCCAAATGCTTTCGTTCAAGGTATCATGGAAGGCAAAGAATGGGTGTTGGTCAACGGTGTATGGACAGAACAACAATACTCTGAAGCCAAGCAGCAAATCAAGCGTGCTTCGCAACAGGAAATTGAAGAAGTAAGTCTACGCATTTGGGAATCACTCGTCAAAAAACTTTAAATATAAATATCCAATATAAATCAAGGAGATTTTCAAAATGGGAAAATTTAATCTGTCCGAAGCCGCTAAAGACATTCTTTCGGGTAATGTTTCTGGTAAACAAAGTGGCCAAGATAAACCAGCCAAATTATCTGGCGATGTAGCCTATGGCACCGGTGAAGAAGATGTTGGTCACACACCACTCAAAACCACCGATGCAAATCCTGACTACACAAAAGGCACACCAACAGCAACTGCTCCTGGTGCAAAACCACCTGTTGGTTCTGAGCCAATGAAGAAACTCAAAGGTCAACCACAAGAATCTGACGGTGTTGCAATTGAGCAACCTGAAGGCAAGACTGGCAAAAACCAAATGCCTTTAAACAAAGGTTCTGTAGGTGTTCAACAATACGAAGAAACCGAATCTGACGAAGAAGTAGTCGCCGAAGAAAAAGACGAAGGTCACGAAGATGAAAAAGAAGATAAGGCAATGATGAAAAAAATGAAGATGAAAGAAAAAATGAAAGAAGATATGGACGCTCTGTTCACAGGCGAAAATCTCTCTGAAGAATTTGTTCAGAAAGCATCTACCATTTTTGAAGCTGCCGTTATCGCTCGTGCTGAAGAAGTTATTGCTGAAGCCGAAGCTGAATTGATGGATCAGTTTGAAGCTGCCATCGAAGAAGTTAAAGAAGATTTGGCTGCTAAAGTTGATGACTATCTCAACTACATGGTTGAAGAATGGGTCAAAGACAACGAAATCGCCATCGAAAAAGGTCTCCGTGCCGAAATCGTTGAAGATTTTATTACAGGATTAAAAGGTTTGTTTGAAGAGCATTACATTGACATTCCTACCGACAAGGTAGATGTTGTTGAAGAACTCACTTCTAAAGTTGAAGAACTTGAAGAAGCTTACAACGAACAAATCAAATCTGCTATTGAGATGAAAAAAGAACTCAATGAGCACAAAAAGTTTGAGGCTATTTACGCAGCTTGTGAAGGCCTTACGCAGACTCAAGTAGAAAAACTGAAATCACTCGCAGAAGGTGTGGAGTTCACTACTGATGAAGAATTTGCTACCAAACTATCAACATTGAAAGAATCATATTTCAAGGCTGATGTTAAAGTTGCTGATTCATCTGCTTTAGACGAGGTATTAGTAGAAGAAGAAAAGAAAGAGAAAGTAATCTCTGATGATCCTTCCATTAGTATCTACGCAAAAACCATTTCACAAACCATGGTTAAGTAATTAACCTAACAATACATATAAAAAGGAATAAAAAATGTATTTGACAGAAGAACTACAAAAGAAATGGCAGCCTGTTCTGGAGCATCCAGAATTAGAAGCCATTAAAGACCCATACAAGAAAGCTGTTACAGCACTTGTTTTGGAAAACCAACAACAAGCTATGCGTCAAGACCGTATTGCTTTGAACGAAGCTGATCCAGGTCCTACAAACGTAACTGGTGGTGTTCAAAACTTTGACCCAATCTTGATTTCTTTGGTTCGCCGTGCTCTCCCAAATCTTATCGCTTATGACGTTGCTGGCGTTCAGCCAATGACTGGTCCTACCGGTTTGATTTTTGCAATGCGTGCTAAGTATGTTAACCAAGGTGGTGACGAGGCATTCTTTAACGAAGCCAACACAATGTTCTCTGGTAAAGGTTCTGCTGGTAACCCATACGGTTTCGCCGGTACAACTGCAACAGACACAGGTACAAATCCTGTTGTGTCTGCAACTTTGGCTGCTAACAGCTATACAACTGGTATTGCAATCCCAACAGCTACTGCTGAATACCTTGGTTCTGACGGCAATACAGCATTTGGACAGATGGCATTCTCTATTGAGAAAGTTACTGTAACTGCTCAAAGCCGTGCTTTGAAAGCTGAGTATTCTTTAGAACTTGCACAAGACTTGAAAGCAATTCATGGTCTTGATGCTGAAACAGAATTGTCTAACATTCTGTCTACAGAAGTTCTCGCTGAAATCAACCGTGAAGTTATCCGTACCATCTATACTGTTGCCGTTCCAGGTGCTCAGTATGGTACAACAACAGCAGGTTTCTTTGACTTAGATACAGACTCTAACGGCCGTTGGTCAGTTGAGCGTTTCAAAGGTCTAATTTTCCAAATCGAGCGTGATGCTAACGTAATCGCTAAGCAAACTCGCCGTGGAAAAGGTAACGTGTTAATTGTTTCTTCTGACGTTGCTTCTGCTATGGCAATGGCTGGTGTTCTTCAGTATACACCTGCTCTCCAAGCTGACTTGCAAGTAGATGACACAGGCAACACATTTGCTGGTTTGTTACATGGTCGTATCAAGGTCTACATTGACCCATACTTCGGTGGATACACAAGCAACCAAGAACTCGTAACTATCGGTTATAAGGGTTCTAGCCCATACGATGCTGGTTTGTTCTACTGCCCATACGTTCCATTACAGATGGTTCGTGCCGTAGACCAGTATACATTCCAACCAAAGATTGGCTTCAAGACACGTTATGGAATGGTATCAAACCCATTCGCAGAAGGTCTAGGCGCTGGCTTGGGTGGTTTGAATGCTCGTACCAACAAATACTATCGTATTTTTGGTGTCAAAAACTTGATGTAATCAAAAAGTCCTCATTAAGAAGGACCTTTAGAGAGACCACTTCGGTGGTCTCTTTTTTTTCGACCTAAATACCTGTATATCTTTTTAGAGAAATACTATGTCCGTATTATCAAGAACTCCTCAGAACACCAATCTACTTCAACCTACAAAGTATCTTTTAACCTTTGATAGAATAGGTGCCGCCACATACTTCTGCCAGTCTGTAAACATACCCGGAGTCAGCGTAGGACAGGCCCCAATCAACTTTCCAAGTCTGACTGTATACTCGCCTGGTAACCAAATAACCTACAATAGTTTGAATGTTAATTTCTTGGTGGATGAAGCGGTAGTATCATGGCAAAATCTATATGATTGGTTTCGTTCCTTTGCATCACCAGACGGTACCGATGAACGAAATCTAAAAACGGCATTACAAAATGAGTATAGTAAACAAGACAAGAAACAATATTCAGATGCCACTTTAACGGTACTGAACAATCTAAACAATCCCGTAATTCGGGTTCAGTTTACCAATGTATTTCCGGTTTCATTATCGGATATTAACTTTGATACAAGAATGTCGGCTGATGATATCATTACGGCAGATGCCACATTTGTATATGATGAGTTTAAATTTATACCAGTTTAAGTAACACAAAGTCTTGCCATTTAACACCAAGAGTGTTAATATAGGAAATTGGTGTTAAACTATTGAAAATA